AGTTCTGGCAGCTTTTAGAAAATCACCAAGTAAATTGTTTATCTTTCCGATAGCAGAGTCATCACAAGGATTAAAATTAGTTGTGGTTTTTGTGTTGTCCCCTTCAAACTTTGTTGATGCATTACACCCACCAGGATTTAGTCCACCCTTTCCATTATGGGCAGGGCCCTTTCTGCATTTCTTATTCGATTTATCTAGTTTTACTTTCTGGAATTGATTAAATCTCTCACCCTCATTTGCCCTAAACTCATCCTCACTAGATTCTGTCTCAGATAAGGAAAGTGCTAAATCCTCATCTCTTAATTCAAGTTCATTTCCACTTTCAAGATTATTCCTCCTCGCAATTTCATTACCCAATGGTTGTACTGGGTAGGTCTGACTTAACATATGATTACCAGGACTTCTTGCTGAAGATTGGAGATCAGCACTAAAGGCCCTGAATCCACTACTCTTCACACTATCAATTTCTTCATTACTAATTTCATCTGGAATCTCATCAAATTTTGGAAGAAGTCCCATTATCACTGGTTGCTGTGCATCTTCACCATCTAGGAAAAAACCAATACATATCTCTCCACCAGCAAGAACAGAAGTTTCATTTAGTTGTGCCTGTCCAGATCCCACTCTGGCATCTAACATTAATTCTGCCCAAGGTAAATCATCATCAGGAAGGACATTTCCCTCCTCATCAAAAGGATGATATCCAATGATACGAACTTTACAACGATTTTGTGCGTATCCTTTTCTTGAAACATAAGCATTTATGCCCCTCCATGATTCTGGAGGAGCAACTTGGCCTATCCACCAATGGAATCCATCCTTTCCGATATAATTAGTTTTTCCTAAAGTAGTGAGTGAATCCATTAATCGTCATATACTAAACACTCTGGTTCATCAGGGTGCATTTCACAGAATAATTCTAAAGCATTTGGATCGTGATGATCACCTGCTTCAATCTCATCGTGGTGATGATCAGCATATACTTCAAGTTCGTGTAACTCTTCTATCGTGTGCCTTTTCATTGGCTCAGATGTGTTTGGATCGGCAAGAAGTTCCTTGTCGTGTTGAATGTGGTCTTCTATGGTTTTCATAATTTTGCCTCCGTGTACAGTATGTACGTTAGTATTTATGGTCAATTACATAGTGGTAAAATCAAAATTATTTGAACCTGGTATTTTTCCAGCTTTACTACCTGTTTGTTGCTCAATAACTTTATCGACTTCACTTATTGATTCATCCTCAAAAGATCTGATTGGGTGATATCCATAAGAGTCACGAATAAGATGTAAACAACTTTCAGAATTGTTCGGTTCAATATGATGTTGCAATGCAGAGATTAAATAATTTCCACTTGCCATCCTATCTATTTCTTTTGCTTCACCATTTCTTAATTGAGGAAACTCACAATTTATTATATCACCTACTTTAAGATTTGTGTTTAATGGAACCTGAATGTTTAAGGATTGTGAAAATAAATTGTTATATCTAGCAGCTGCCTTTGCTTGATCTGCAAAATCTCTACCAGAAAACTCAAGTCCTAGTTCCCCTATTCCCATAGCACCGTGATCAGAAACTCTTGCGAACAATCTACTTACGTGATCCCTTAACTTTACAACCTCATCTGTCTTCTTGTCTTCCTTGTCACCTAATCTTTCCTCTAAGTTATCTGATAATTTATAATTGTAAACAGAAAATAATTGATTTATGGGATTAAAAAATATTGTGCTATTTGCAAATTGCCCTACAGCTAATGCTCTTCTCATATCAATATTCTTGTTGACATAAAATTCACTGATTACAAAATTTTCTTCAAGATCATAAAGAGTTTTTGATGCATTATTCCCTCTGTAGATATAAGGGCCATGTATTTCACTCCCTTGAATTTTTCTATTAGCATCACTAGATCCAATTTTAGTTCTAGAAACTAAAGAATTTAAACTTCTAAAATTAAATCCCTTCTGATTCTCATAGAATAAAAATCCAACAGTTCCGACTGCCTTTCCTTTTTTACCACTACCACTTACATTTGATTTAGAACTATCAACTGATTTTGGACACAACCATTGGATAACATGGAAAGGTTTTTTTGTATTACCAATAAACTCATAAGAGTTATTAACCTTTTCAATGACAGAAATTTTTTCATCCTTGACACGTAATGTATTTTTCAAAATATCTCTAACGTGCTCATCTATTGTAGAGGTCTTATATCTTTTCATGCACCTTGATGTCTCATTAGAAAAATGTTCCAAAGAGGTTATGTGCAATGAAAATTCTTGTGCTGTTGCTGGTTGAATTATGTCTGCAACTTTATAAACATAGAGTTCACCAGAACCTGGTACTATTCTCCCATCTTCACCGACCCTTCCAAATTTAAAAGTACCAGCAAGAGTTTCTAATTCAATCGCAATCATTTCACCACCACGTATTGGTAGTGCATTCACCACATCCATTGGAAATCTACATCTCATAAGGATTGTGATCACAGGACTTGTCAAACTCTCATAGTAATTTGTAAATTCAAGTCCACTTGTAAGATCGACTGCTTTCGATTTTTGACCCTCATCGTCTACGTTCGTAGGTTGAATTAAAACGTGAGTATATTTAAGTGTTTGATTTGCTAGAGCCATTAACCTACACTAAGTTTAGATAAGAACACCATATCACCTATATTTAACCGATCAGTATTAAAGGCAATGTTAGATGAGGAAGAGTTTGGATTTGGTATATTGGTTGGAGTTCCCTCCTGACCATTACCTGTATTCATTGGAATGAGAACAGTGTTATTTGCCTGATCATTTTGTGCATTTTTTAACTCCATTATCTTCTTATTTCTTCTTATTTGCATTAGTCTTCTCTCTGGAATACTAGATTCACCTATAAAAAGTCTCATCTTAGAGGGATCATCTGCGTTTATAGCATTGTTTACAGATATTCCTAGATCAATAAGATTAGTAATAATATTATCCTTTAAATTAAATATACCTTTACCTTCTTGATATCCCTCATAAGCAGTTAATAAGAAACCTATAGTTTTTGGAATGGGATGATTGAAAAACATTGCTGCTTTTGTAAAAAATTTCCCTTTGGTTGGAAGTCCTAGTATAGTATCTCTAGTTACTTTTGGATTAAATATTTTTGAGAATGCACCTTTTTTAAAAGTGTTTTTACTCATCATTGGGGTATCGACAGTGTTAAATCTGTTAAAGGGATTTGGTATTGAAAAATTAAATGTACCAGGCCTTGTTAGTTTAAAATTACCTGAAATACCTGAAATTTTACCACCTTGATTTTTTCTAATTTGCTCCAAACGATTAAGTAGTCTTGTCTCCTTTGTCTCTGTTAATTTACGATCATTTAATGTCTTGTTTATCCTTCTGACTTCATCAATAATTGCTTTAGGTATTTTAGATTCATTGAAAAATCTTTTATTAATATTCCTTCCACCACGATTTCTAAATGAACCTTCGGCATTACTTGGGTCAAAACTACCAGATTCAAATCTTGCATCTCCAGAACCATATTTAATTCCACTTCCTTTAGTGCCTTGTCCAGTGGATCTAAATCCATCAGACTGTGTTACGTTCAATGTTGTTCTAAGCTTAGTTCTTTCAAGTGTTCGGGGTTTCTCTCCTTTAACTGATGCGATATCCTTAGTTACTAATTGTTTTTTAATTACTTTTCCAGATTTTTTATCAACAACTTGAACTTGTCTCCTTGCCGACGTAGGATCTACTGCCTTTCCTTTACGGAATGTAAGTACATCATTACCAGTTATCTTAGCTTTGGATTTAAGTGGTTTAAATCTTTCAGGTTTTTTTCTGGTGCTGGCATCTTGTCTAAAGAGTGGTGTTGATGGTGCAATCGTAAAGTCTAGTCTACTGGCAGAAATATCTAATTTATTAGAAAAATCCTCCTCACTTCTTTTTTTAGAAAATAAACCAATTATAAAACCTAAACCAATACCACCTTTAGCAACATTAGAAATTATTTTTTTAACACCTCTGCCAGCTGGTTCTTTCTCACCCTTTAAGTTTTTTGTTTCTACTTTGATAAACTTTAAAAATTTATCAAAATCATTTCTCCTTCTAAATCTCAATGAAGATATTGGAGATTTTTGAGATATTGGATTAAAAGTCTCCATAAAACTATCCTATTATCCCTAAAGAGTTTCTATTAATTGCATTGAACATATTATCTCTATCAAATGGATCAAGAATTGTATGTGTTGGTGAACTACCACTAGTAACTCTACGATCATCTCTAGTTAATCCACCATTTGAACCTGTATTCATAGGAAGCATTGCAACTTTATTACCACTACCACTACTACTACTTAAGTTTACAGATTTATTATCGTTTACTTTACTGACTTTTTTTTGTATACCATTTACACTATCCAATTCTTTAATAAAATCAACCTTCTCTCCCTTTTCATTAATTGTCTGTGCATTCCCAAGTTCTTTAAGAACTTCCTCTGCAAAAATAGCTTGTTCTGCTGTGACACCCTCACCCTTTGAAGCTTCGCTAAAAATTCTCCTCAATGTTCCTAGATCATTTTTTTCAGAAAAAGTTTTTATAGTTTGTTCAATTGCTTCTATTCTTCTATCTCCTTCTAAATTTTCAAGATCAGCAGGAAAAAATGGTTTATCTTCATCTAAGAAAGCACTTCTAAGTTTACTACGAACAATATTTTCAGGACGAATACTCTTGGTTAGATCTGTTATGAATGGTATATTTTTACCAAAAAATTTCAATCCTGGCCTCAATGAAACCTCTTGAACTCCTGTTTTTAAAAAGTTTATTCTTCTATCAAGTGCGTCCTTCTGTCTTAAGATAGCATTTGTCTCTTTATCTGAACCTGATGGAATGTCCTCTTCTAATTTATTTCTTCTTTCTTCAAGACTAGCAATGTTCTTTGCGATTGCTTGTTCTCTTGCATCTATCTGAGATAAACCTTTTGCTTGTAACTCTATAGCAGCTGCATTAATATCTGCTCTACTTTGATCTCTTACATCACGATCCTCTCCTGTTCCTAATCTATCACCAACAAAATCATTAACAAGTTCACCCACAATATTTCTAACTCCCGATGCTTTATCACTAATAAATTTTGCAATATCCTTTCTAAATGTAAATAGTAATGCTCCTATTCCACCAACTGCGATTAACCCTAGAATTCCTCCAATAATTGGAGTTGCAATTAACCCAAGACCACTTGCGAGTGCAGCTGTGCCACCAAGAATTTTTGCTACCAACCCAAATACACCATTCTTTCCTTTCATAGCCTTAGCTAAAGTTGAAGCAATACTAAATGTAGAAACAATTGAGTCTCTAATTGTCTTCATACTTTTTTCTAGGATCTTAGAATTCTTTTTAGATCCAAAGAAATCAACATAATTAATTCCAAATTTTTGATTCCTAGTTAAATCTGGTGATGACCTTATAATTGATTGTGTATTTGTTGGTGTACCCCTAATTGAACTTCTTGCAGCAGAAAATAAACCTGCAGTAGCATTGGTTGTAATTCTTCTTGGTGCAATATTAGGTCTAATCATTTACATATTTGATTGTTGTGCTTGCAAATTCTGTTCTTCAATATATTGATTTAATAGTCCAACATATATGTCTCTTTCCCAAGGTATCATATTTTCAATTTCAGTCAAACTATATTTATGATGTTGCATCATGGAAAAGTTAAGTTTGAAGTATGACTCCAGATCAATGTGAGCCATAACTACCCGAAAAAACTCGTTAAACCCTCCAACGTCACTTCACTTTCAACTTTTGTATTTGGATTTGTTACTTTAATTGTATGCCTCAGTTTAGGCATTGTGTCAAAAAACTTTTCAACTTCTTTAAATTGACTCGAATTCAAACCCTCTAACCAACTATTCAATTCTTTCTTAGTGCAATCAGATGCTGCCCAAGATTCATCTAAATTAAATACGACATCAATACAAGATGCGATTATATCCATAGAATCTTGAAATGATATCTCTTTATTAGAGAAATCAAAATTGCTTTGTATGAATTGATTTAATGAAGGATATTTCATCCTAAGAGTCAAGGTATCATCTAATTTAATATCACGACTATGATCTTTTTGTTTTTCAACTTTTATTTCATCAATATAAATTTTAGATTCAACTGTAGTTTCACCATCATCAGGACAAGTTATCATAACATCTAATGATTCACCTACAGATTTACCCCTTATATTCAAGAAAATATATTCAATATCAAATGTAGGAAGATCATCGACTTTAATTCCCTTTGTTTCAATACAAGATTTTAAAGTTGATTTGATTGCATCAGTAATTTGTTTTTGATTTTCACTTTCTAATGCAAGAATTAATATTTTTTCTTCCTTCACAAGAAATGGTCTGTATTTTATTTTCTTTCCCGTTGATGGTAAAACCAACTCATAAGTCGGGGTTGCTATTTGTGGTAAAGGCATAATATTCTATTCAGTATTGTATATAGCAAGGTTTTAGTAAGGTGATCCACCACCACCTCCACCACTAGGAGGAGTATAATTAATTGTATGTGAAATACTAGAAGAATTAGAAACATTATTTGCAGCATCAGTTGCTGTTAATGTAAATGTATATGTGCCATTTGATAATGCACTAGAAACTGTAACAGAGAATGATCCACTTGAGTTTGTCGTTGTACTAGCAAGTAATGCAGATCCATTGAATAATTTAACAGTACTATTTGCCTCTGCACTACCTGTCACTGTTGGTGTATTATCAGATGCACCAGTGGCTATTGATAGGTTAGATGGTGCTGATGGTGCTGTGGTATCCTGTTGTTGTTCTTGTCCTCCTTGTTGTCCTCCCTGTTCTTGCTCTTGCTCTTGCTCTTGTGCAGGAGGATTAACCTCTGTCACTGGATCACCAACAATAACACTATCAGAAGATAAACTTTCCCCAACTGTATCATATATTATAGAGTGAGGATAAGGAAGATGAACTGCACCAACCATCTTAACAACTGTACCATCTGATTTTTGATGAACGTGAAAAGGCCCATAGTATGGTTCACCACGTACGAATCCCACTGGTTTAGTTGGATTTGGATCATTTGTGCTTGGTGAGATTTCATTACCAACTGTTTTTGGTCTAAGTGGATTCACTTGTGTCTGTTGTCCATTAGTAATATTTTCCCTTACAGTCGTTTGTAAGTTACTATGTTTCTCTATTGTATGTCTCAAATAAGTGAAAACAACAGTTACTTGCAATATATTACTGCCTCCGTAAGATAAAGGCACAGCATTAATATTCACTGGGAATGTATCAATAAAATGATATGTCAACAATGGCATATTATTAAAAGTATTATTTCTATCATTTGGATTCTGTAAAAAATTTCTTTCAAATTTAGTTATCGATACTTTTCTACGATAATCATCTGGGTATCTAAATCTTGAATATGTATTTCTCTCTTGATACGCACCTAATTGACTTCCTCCAGCTCCATCATACCTTCCATTTGATTCATTATAAACTGGATTGATAAAATTCATCCACTCTTCAAACATTCTTAAAGTATTATAATCATCATCAATATAAAAAGTTAAATCAAATTCGTTATATATTCTTCTTGATGCAAATCTCTCTGTCATTCCCTGACGACTTCCCAACTCCTCTGAAATATTAAAGTTCGAACCAGGTAAAGATGCTTCAGAACATAAGAAATCATATTTTTGATCAGTGGAATTAGTATCAGTAAACAAACCACAATTAGTTAAGTACTCAAATAATCCTACGTTGTCTCCAACTTGACTTCTACGCACAAGATTTAGAGCAACTTTAAATTGAGTTGATATTGCTAGTTTCGAAAATATCGGACTCGCATTAGGTATACTTAAGTGTAAGTCTTCCGATTTTATTGCCATCTAAATAGTTTCTAAATTGTTCCTGATAATATATGTATGTCATATAAAGGAAAGTATTACCCAAGATACCCGAAAAAGTATAAAGGGAATCCCCAAAATATTATTTATAGGTCTTTGTGGGAAAGAAAGTTTATGAACTACTGTGACTTGAACGAAACGATTAGTGAGTGGCAATCAGAGGAGTTTTGGATTCCCTATCGTTCTCCACTTGACAACCGTATTCATCGTTACTTTCCAGATTTTTTTGTTAAGTATATTGACAAGAAAGGAAACAAAAGAACTATGGTAGTAGAAGTGAAACCAAAGAAAGAAACAAAGATGCCGAGTACCAATCCAAAGAAAAGAACAAAGGCATGGGCTCACTCTGTCAAAACATATGCAGTCAATCAGGCAAAATGGAAAGCAGCAAGAGAGTTCTGTGCTGATCGTAACTTCGAATTTAAGATTATGACGGAAGATAATCTGGGTATCAAATGAGTATAGGAGAAAGAATTAGAGAAAGAGCAGAGAGTGAACCAAATACAACTCCAGATTGGTTTGCAAATGAATTGTATATCGAACTTTCTGATGTCGCAGAGACTCGTTTCCCAGAGATAGGAGAACTTTGTTACTTCACATACACCGCATCTTTTCCAGAGAAGTATCCATTTTATGATCGCAGACCACTCGTGTATGTAATGGACTTTCAAGGAGATAAGATGCTTGGTGGTAATTTACACTATCTAAATCCATCTTATCGTGGTGGAGTTGCACAGAGTTTAGTAAATAAGGTAGGTGCAACTTTACCAAAAAAGACTTTACACAAATATTTTATTAGTAATATGGGCGATACTTTTATCATTCCACCTGATCCAGAAGAGTATTTAAGTATCACACAATTAGTAACTGAAAATTTTTCGAATAAATACGGTCAGAGGGTATCACCAGAAAACGCTTGGGATAGTATTTAAATGTCAGAAGCATTCGTAGATTTAGGTTACAAAATTGGAGAAGGATTAAAAGCAGCAGGACTTGCTGATGATCCACCAGGCACATTTATAGAACTTAATAGTGGGGCAAAAGCAACACAATTTAGATTTAGTAGTGAAAAATTAACTAACGAACCATCTGGAGGACTTATCAATAATATATCTAATTCTACAGATGTAAAAGCTTACCTATCAAATACAGGGCATATAGAAGTAAGGTTAGTGGGCCCTAATTCTGAAGTTGGAGGAGAGGGAGAACGTTCTTTATGGAAAAATGGTCAGTTTCAAGATGGATATAAAAGTTATATTTCAGTTGGTGATGAAGATCAATTTGAAAATGAACTTAAAAGATTAACTTTAAATGAGGTAAAAAATAGAAAATATAGTAATGCTAACGGAGATGTATATCCAGGATTTTTAAATATAAATGATGGAACTGATACGCTTGATCTAAATGCTATTCGTGAAGCACAACTAGATCAGAAAAATCAAAAATCATCATCAACAACTGAAAGTAATAATCAAATAAAATTTGGTAAAGTTGATAAGATAATTAAAAGATTGAGTCTTAGAAATTTAGTATACCCAATAGATGCTGACTTTGGTAATACACAAGACTATATGCAGATTAATCAATTTACATACAGAGCACCAAATCAAGATATATTTTTTCCAGGAGATAATAAACCTGATGAAGCTGGGCCTGCTAGTATTCTTACAAAAGGAGTTGTAAATGGATCACCAAGAGAAGATTTTCTGGGATTAGTTAAACTTCCAATGCCAAATAGTTTAGCAGATTCAAATAATGTTTCTTGGGGTGCAGATCAATTAAATACACTCACAGCAGCAGTGTCGTCTGCAGTTTTTGGCACTGGTAATGATTTAGCAGATGCATTAAATAGTAGTATTAATCAGTTCGGACAAGGAGAAAATCTTTTAGAAAAATTTCAACTTGGATTTAAACCATTTCAAGAATTAGCTGGGAAAAAGGGAAGTGAGTTTAAAAATGAATTTACTACTCTAAAAAATGATCTTCTTACAAGAGGAACTAATTTAAATGTTTTGGGACAGGCAGTTGCAGGATCTGCACTACTAAACATAGGTCAATTTGGAATATCTCCAGAAACAATTTTAGCAAGAGGTCAAGGTGTTGTTCCAAATAATAATCTTGCATTGTTATTCAACTCACCAACACTCAGAGAATTTACTTTTAGTTGGAAGATGAGTCCTCGTAGTCGTGAAGAAGCAAGTCGAGTAAGAAATATAATTAGATTTTTTAAACAAGGTATGGCACCTAAAAAAGCTATTGGCACAGCAACTGGTGGTGCTTCTTATTTTTTAGGAACACCAAATGTTTTTGATATTATATTTAAAACAACAAGAGATAAATATGGTATCTTAAATGAAAATGATGCTGTTCTTCGAATCAAAACTTGTGCTTGTACTGGAGCTGCGGTTAACTATACACCAGATGGTATGTGGAATGCATATGAACAAGGACAACCAGTTTCTGTCACATTATCATTGAGATTTGCAGAACTTGAGCCAAT